CATTCGTTGACAAATATGATGACGCAACATCTACCCTCAGAATTTTCAATTACATTGGAACACTCAATCGTGATCTAATCATCAAGTATGATTCTGAGTCTATGGTTGAGTCGGTGACAGCAAACGTGGTAACATCTGTGTTCTATGGCGACGGTAATGCAAGAGCAACAGCTAAATTTGAAAATGGTCTAATCAGATATCCTGGCATTTATTTGAATACTGATGGCCAACCAAGTGCGGATAAGAGACTTCAGGATGGTTTCAAATATCACAATTTCTCTTATGTGATCAAGTCATCAACAGACTATGCTAAATTCAAAAAGCCATTGAATGATATTGTTCATCCATTGGGCACAAAAACATTTACATATAGAATGATTGATAATACGGAGAACATTGCTATAGCCAATACACTAAACTATGTGACAGTTGATGACTTACCAAACACATACAATGTACTGTTCAATACGACAAAAATCATCAGTGCAAGCGGAACCGATAATTTGGTGTCGATTGTCAACATTGGTGATGTTATTATTATTGATTCTGTCCGTAGAGGAATACCAAACACAGTAAATGTGGTTTCCGGCTCCAATGTTATGTTTGGAGATGCGAACAGCGTAAACTTCATTAACGATCTCCAAGACGGAGACACTATACTTTTGTCCACTGGTAACACAGCAACTGTTAGGGAAGTTGTCAACGTTTCACATGCTATCCTATCAACAACAATAAATGTAACATCAACAACAGCTACGATAAACGTGATTTATCCCGAAGTTGTTAGAGTGAATACAGTGAATGCGAATACCATCTTTACGACAACACAAATACGCGGCAACGGAAATAATTTGCTCGCTAGAATAGAAAAAGTGAGATAAATAGAACTATGTCATCACTAATTACCAAAAATTTTAGAACTCTATTAGCCAAGCAAATATTTAACTTGCTTGATATAGCAGCAAATGCATATCTGCCTGCTGGCAGAAAATCATACGTATACGCATTTATAGGAAAGCAATTACGATGGAATGCAGGAACTGAGATTCCATTAGTTCCTGGAGAATCAATCACAGATATTAATGATTACTATAAGCGTGGCATCTTAGCCAAACAAATTTCAATTGAAAATGCATCGTTTGTTGTTGATAGGAATGATTGGACAGCCAACACAATTTACAATACATATGAAGCGAATACTAACTTTTATGTGTTGAACTCAAAAGATCAGGTGTTTAAGTGCTTAGCCAATACAGCTAACGTTGCATCAACAAATGAACCGGAACTAACACTGTCCACAACATCATTGGAGGAACCATTCATTTCGACTGGTGATGGATATAAGTGGAAGTACATGTACACGTTAACTTCAACGCAAAAACAAAAATATCTATCCGACGAATGGATGCCAATATCTACAAATAGATTCGTTACAGGCGCTGCTCAAGCTGGATCAATTGATATTGTTTCAATTACTAATGCAGGAAATAACTACACCGATGGAACAACCCAAGCCATCATTTCCATAGATGGTGATGGTAGGAATGCAGTATTGAGAGCTAATGTATCGGGTGGCCAAATACAAGATGTTATCATACAAAACAGAGGTAATTTTTACACATATGCCGATCTAACATTCACTGATGTTGCAGGTGGAACGGGTGCTGGAGCAAGTGCAGTGGTAGCTATTGCACCAACAGAAGGTCACGGCTTTGATCCGGAAGTTGAATTGGATGCAACAACACTTATGTTCAACGTTGAGTTTGCGGAGAATGAAGCTGGAGTTCTTCCAACAGATAATGATTTCCGCGAGATCGTTTTAGTACAAAATCCATCAACATCCCTCAACACTGTAGCGACTGCAAATTTATATACATTATATAAAAATATCAAAGTTTCACCTGGTGTTGGTGACTACACCACAGACGAGGTTGTATTTCAGGGTTCAACTTTTGGCGAAGCAACTTTCACTGCGGATGTCATATCTTTTGATATTGTTAAAAACGAACTTTTTGTAAACAACGCTAGAGGAACACTGGCCACAAACTCAGCGATCAAAGGATTCAATAGTGGCGCAATCCGAATCGTCAACAATGTGACGGAGCCGACAATGCAATTGTACTCTGGAAAAATATTATACATATCAGATAAATTACCAATCACGCGAGATCCCTCACAGACGGAAAGAATCCGTTTCATACTGAGTTTCTAACGAGGAATAAATGACAACTCTATTCAATTACGATCCATATTATGACGACTTTGATGAAGATAAAAACTTCATGCGCGTTCTTTTCCGTCCAGGATATTCTGTTCAGGCAAGAGAACTAACACAACTACAAACAATTCTTTCAAATCAAATTGAAAAATTTGGTAATCACATCTTCAAAAGTGGTAGTCCAATAACTGGTGGAAAAATTTCAATCGATAGAAAAACAAACTATGTTGTGCTACAAACACAGTATAGTGGTATTGATATTGATCCTAACGAATTTTTGGATAAGACAATTGTTAGTTTTGAAAATAACAAACTTGTTCGAGCTAAAGTTATTGCGATAGATACGACAACAACTAATCCTATACTGATTATTAAGTATTTAAGCGGAGATCGTTTTGCTGCAGGTGAAAGTTTACGGGTGTTTGGACAAAACATTTTTGCTACATTGACTCAAACAAATGCAGTTGGTGGTTCAATCGTTGCAAGCATTCAGGACGGCATATATTATTTCAAAGGTCAATTTGTCAAAGTTGTCCCACAATTCTTAGTACTGGAAACATTCTATAGAATTGGTGAAAATATATCTGCAATTAACATAAAGCCATCGTGCAAGATTGGTATTGAGTTTGATGAAAATATCCTAGATGAAATTGATGACACTTCATTATTGGATCCAGCACAAGGTGCATTCAACTACCAAGCTCCAGGAGCAAATCGTTTTCAAATTGCAACAAGGCTTGCAAAACGCACATTGGATTCAGTGGACACTTCCACATTTTTCGAAATCATTCGTTTAGTTGATGATGTAAAGACAAAAGAAATTGATTATCCGATATACAGCGAAATCGAAAAAATGTTGGCGCGCAGAACATACGATGAATCTGGAAACTATACAATTGATCCGTTTGTAATTTCTTTAGATGAGGGTGACTCAGCTAATGGTAAATTCAATGTGGTTTTGGATCCAGGTAAAGCATATGTTGGTGGATATGAATTTCAAACAATATCACCAACAATAATTGAGATTCCTCGCGCAAGAGAAACTGTTTCAGTAACAGATTATGATATTTCTACAAACTATGAAAGTTCATTAGTTATTGATGGTGTTGCTGGCACATTGGATATAACATCTTATCCTTTGTTGGATATACATTGTGTGCCATTACAAAACGTTAATACATCATCAGCCACAGCATATACTTCGACCAAGATTGGAACACTGAATGCATCGATGATGCGTTATAACGATGCGGTAAATAGTAATCTGGGCGATACACATTCATTCAAAGTGAATGTTTTCAATGCTAATACTTCACCCATCACAGGTACTATTCCATCAAGTGGTTCAACAACACTACGAGTGATATTGCCAACAACATTGGCACCAAACGTAGCTAATGCATATGCAAACATGTATTTTCAAATTACAAATGGATTAGGTGCTTCTTTAACTCCGATTCTTATCGTTAGCTCAAACGCAACAACTATCAATTTGGCATCAGCATTGAGCTTTATTCCAGAATCGAATACAATTCAAATTCAATCTGATATTAGAACAACAAAATCCATTGTAGCAAACACAGGCAGTTTCATTTCTTTTGCAGGAAATATAAATTCAGATTCGATTGATCCTGTAACAGGATTCACATACATCAACGAACCTAAACGAACAAGTCGTATTTTTGAAGTTCCTTATCCTGCGATAAAAGAAGGCACAATTAATAACACAGATTTCTTCGCTAAAAAACTTTATGCGAACAGAACATCCGATGCTGGCACCAACAAGTTTACCATCACGGCTGAGGGCACAGATACATTCACATTCTCAACAACACCGGGAACTATTTCTGATGAGTTGATTCTAAACAACATCATCTGCTTCATCAGATCAGATTCTGTTACTAATGCACAATTTGGAATCACACCAAACACTGTAGTTAGCTTGGCTAATAATCAATATACAGTAACATCATTGAGCGCAAGCAGTTTTGAGATTGATATCCGTGTGCCTGGAGTTAAAGTAGATTTATTGATAACATCAAAAATCAATAATGCGGAAAACTCATCAACAGGAACAATACGTGGCAAACAACAGATTCCTCTAGTAACCGGAGCAAATCTACATGCAAAAGTTCCATTTGAAATGGGCGGTGCAAATACATTAGAAGATGCAAATACTGCAACAAACACATCGTTTGCGGGCGGAATCATATTTGAAGATATCGGAGCAACCAATTTCACAGACACCACAGTGTTGCAGCAACTTAGAACACCAGGTGCAGTTGTTAGTTTGCAAGTTCCTGATGTTATAGAAATTGTTAGAATTACAGACTCATTAAGTATATCTTCAAACGTAACAACAGCAATGTTAACATTGACTGCACATAATGTTACACAAAACTATGAGTTCGATAATGGTCAGAGAAAGACACATTATGATCACGCAACGATTAAATTGAAACGAGGATTCAGTGCGCCACGTGGCAGAATCTTTGTTCAATATCGTTATCTGAAACATTTATCTGCGCCATCTCCACAGAACGACGGTATGTTTACAGTTGACTCATATCTTAAAGATGGATCAAACTTTACATATGATGATATTTTTGCATTCAATAATGCAGAAGATGGTAAACTGACTTCCATGCGCTCGGCCTTCGATTTTCGACCAACTAGAGCTATCGGCGGAACAGCATTATCTGGCGCAATAAATCTTGAACCACTACAAACAATTGAAACAGGATTTGAATATTATTTGTCACGCATCGATCAAATCGTTGTAAAACCATCCAAAGAATTCTCTATTGTGACAGGTAAAGCATCATTGACTCCAGTTGCGTCGGATGTTTCGCCAGACGATATGTTGATTTACACAATATCGATTCCAGCATATACAGATAGTGTCAAGGACATTCGCGCAGATTTTAAGAATCATCGCAGATATACTATGCGCGATATCGGCAACTTTGATGATCGTATCAAAAATCTAGAATACTACGTCACACTGACCGCACTAGAAAAAGATACATCAGCATTGAAGATTCTAGACAACAATGGTCTAGAAAGATCCAAATATGGTATTCTTGTGGATAACTTCACAACAAAAGATGTGCAAGCATCGAAAGAAGAAGTTGGAACAGACAACAGCAATTTGGTAGATAACGGTGAGTTGCAAGCAGCATCTTTGATGAGAACTGTCAAGATGATTGCAAATACAGCATTGACTACAGCGACTGCAAAGTTCAATGGCGCGGGTGACAAGAAAATATTGACATTGCCATACACATCAACAGAGTTGGCAAAACAACCCTACGCAACAAAATCTATTCCTATTGCAAACGCATTGTTTGCGGCATTTAGAGGCACAACTAGATTGTGGCCAGAGTTTGTTGGCAATGTTGATACAGGAACAACAGCTAAAGTTACATTGAATTCAACACAAGGTATTGAAAATGCATTCAGCTTTGTGAACAGTGCATTTAAGTATTTGGCTGACACCAATCCACAATTTGCAGATGATAAGAACAGCCCATTTGCACAGATTGCGGACTCAAAATGGTATCAGACAAGAACTTCAGAAGCAACAACTACAGAATTTCTTGGTGGAAGAACTTGGGGTAATGTTTTAACTACAACCGATACTAAAGTTCTGGCCGCGGGCACAGAATTAAAACAAAAACAGATTGGAACATCAGCATCTCAAGTTGATGTTGGAACTTTTGTGACTGATTTGGCTATTCAGCCGTACATGAAGTCTGGACGAGTGTTGTTCTCATCAGATGCAATGCGTCCTAGTGCATCATTTTATACTTATTTTGATGGTGTTGATGTTAACAAATATGTAGTTGTTCCAAACCGCGTTCAAATGAACACCAACTTTAGTATCACTACGTTGGTAACAGGCGAAACAATCTTTATTGCAAACACTGTTGGTGAATTGGCATTAAATGTGGCTAGCTTCTTGTCAGGTGGCAGTTCATATAGTGCGGCGCAAGTTGTGATAAATGAACCAAATTCTGCAAATGTGTCGATCATAAATGAAACCGGTAAAACTCTAGCAGGCAAGTACGTTCGTGGGCTTGATAGTGGAACAACATCACAAATACTCTCGGTTGTTGATCATCGTTCGGGTATTACGAGAGGTGTAACATCAACCACAATTACGTTAGCTGAAGATGCGCCATCTGTGGATATTTCAGGAAATACAATTTATCTTGTACATTCTACACAAAATGAAAATGGACTTGGTGCATCCTTTGTCATAAGCAGTTATAACACAACAACAAAAGTTGCGACAATATCTGGCGCAGACAGCTATGTTGGTGGAACATATTCATATAGTTTTGGCACTAATCGCTCGAATAGTCTTGGTCAAGTCGGTGGCGCATTCTTTATTCCACCAGCAACATTCAGATCCGGTCAGAGAACATTACGTGTGACGGAATCATTCAACAACACATATGATGCTGACGCAATTTCATATTCTGAAAAAGTTTTCACGGCATCAGGATTGATCCTGAACAAAACAACTCTTGTAGACACGGTTCTTAATGTTGATGTGAACTCAACAATTGTTAATGTATTGACGAGTGATCGTGTTTTATCCTCAAGCACACAAAGAACTGTAGTTTCATCATGGGCAGTTGATCCACTAGCACAAACATTCTTTGTTGATGAACAAGTATATCCAAATGGCATTTTCTTGGAAAGCATGAACTTATTTTTCAGAAGTAAGGATGTCAATTTACCTGTTTCTGTACAAATTCGCCCAACAATAAATGGCTCACCAAGTTCAGATTTTTGGTATCCAGAATCTGTGGCAACATTGTATCCTAGTCAAGTCAATGTTTCTGAAAATCCTTCTGTGACTACATCAGCTACTGCAACAAAATTTACATTTAGTTCGCCAGTCTTTTTGCGTCCTGGGTTGTATGCTCTTGTTGCATTAACAGAATCACCTGATTACACTCTTTGGGCCGCTGAGAAGGGTGGAACAACAAGAAACAATGAGTTTATTGGCACTAATCCATATGTAGGAACACTATACAAATCTCAAAATACGATGGAATATGTTCCGTATTTGAATGAAGATTTGATGTTTACATTGAATCGTTGTTCGTTCAGCACAACAGGAAGCGTAAGTTTTGTGTTTGATAATGAAGTGATCACACAAATCAATGCAGACAAATTCAGATTACTAGAAAATTCGATTTCGCCATTGACAAATGGTGTGATCACGGCAAACTACAAGCTAGTAACTAAGTTGGCGAGTGGCACAAAAGAGACTGTATATAGAAATATTGTTCCACATCAAGTGTATTCATTTGGCACAGATGAATCACAAATCATCGGAAATCGTAGAAGAGTTGTTGGTGCTAGAGGCGATGTAAAAATCAGTCTTGACATGGCAACAACATCCGATCACATTTCACCAATGGTGTCTCTAGAGAGCTTATACATCAACGTATGGGAAAACTTTATCGATAATGGTGCAATTTCAGCCGATGATTTTACAATCATAGATGGTGGCGCAGGATACGCAAATGCAAATTCTGTCATTATAACAAGTTCATCTGGACTAGGCGCAACAGCCAATGTCACTGTGAATTCTCAGGGTAACGTTATTGCAGTTTATGTATCATCTGAAGGTTCAGGATACCTTGACGATTTTACTATATCATATCCTAGAGTTGGTGATGCAGGAACAACAGTGACTGCTAACGCAAATATTGTATTGAACAGTGAGTTTGATGAATCTGCAGGGCCATGTGAAGCCAAATATATTACTAAACCTATTATCTTGGCTGATGGATTTGACGCAGGCGATCTAAGAGTATTCTTAGCTGGTAACAAACAAGGAAACTCCGAGATTAGTGTATTCTATAAAGTGTTGAATTCTTCAGATACTACAATATTCAAAGATCGACCATACCAAAAAATGGTATGTATAAATCCTTCTCCAGCGGCATCTAAAACTCCGTTCGAGTTTACTGAATATGAGTTCCGTCCATCAGCAACATCTAATGAAGTATTGTACACATCAGCAAACGGTGTAACGTATGACAACTTCAAAACTTTTGCAATCAAGATCGTGATGACTTCAAGTGATGCTACGATTGTTCCAAAAGTAAAAGATTTGAGAATCATCGCTCTGCCGGCGGACTAATATGAGAGTGAAGGTTGAAGGAACTCATTTTGTGAAGGACGTCAAAACAGGAGCATTGCTAACCACATCAAGCTCCGTTTTGATGGAAAATGAGGCCAGAAAAAAACTAGCCAGTAGACTAAATGGCAAAAATGAAGATATAAATAATCTAAAGTTACAGGTTTCCGAAATGTCCAACGACATGAGAGAAATCAAAACCCTTTTAGCTGCACTGTTGCAACAGAGTAAAGAATAATGACAATTCCAAATATCACAAGAAATAACACCATTGATGAGTGGCGCATACAAACTAATCAGTCGGCCAGTGAACTGAATCAGCTGGAAACGGGCAACTACGACAAAATTAGTGGCATTCTTTCTGTAGAAGGCACTGCGGCAGTTGAAATTACAGCCACAGGTACAGCACTGTCTGTGGCTAATGGTGCTTTATTCTCATCTAATATTGCCGTCGGTAAAAACATAGAACTTGGTTCACAGGAACTTGCAACAGGAAATTTAACGATTGGTGCAAATACATTTATCTATGGTAAAGGAACTGCACTATTCGTTGCAAACAATGCGGTTGTCAATACAAATCTTCAAGTAACGAGAACTATCACAACAGCAAACGTTAATGCTAACAATAATGTGTTTATTGGTAATGTTGGTACGATAAATCAATTGGCTGTTAACACATCATCAACTGTAGGCACAACTTTAGATGTTACTGGTAATACCACAGTTGGAAACCTAGTAACATCAAATAATGTTATCACAAGCAATCTACGTGCATCCAACGCAGTTACAACAGGCACATTATCAGTTGGCACATCAGCAACTGTTGGCACAACACTAGGCGTCACAGGCACAATCACTGGCGGTAATCTAGCTACATCCAACGCAGTTACAACAGGCACATTATCAGTTGGCACATCAGCAACTGTTGGAACAACACTAGGCGTCACAGGCACAATCACTGGCGGTAATCTAGCTACATCCAACGCAGTTACAACAGGCACATTGAGTACAACTGGAATAGCCACAGTTGGAACAACACTAGGCGTCACACAATCTGCTTCCGTTGGAACATCATTAGCAGTCGGTACTTCAGCAACTGTGGGTACAA